TATATACTATTATATAAATCATAATAGCTTTGCATTTCTTCTTCATCAGGTATACTTTCGGACGAAGCTATGCCAGATATTCCAATAATGTAATCCACGCAGTCTTTTCGCCATTCTTCGGTTTTTTTACTGAGTGGTAGTCTTTGGATAGGAAATGAGTTGACTGTTCTTTCCATATTAATTAGTAAACATAAATGTGGTTGTGTTATTATTTAAAGGCGTGAATGTAAATGAATCATCTGTATTTTTAAACAACGGTTTATCAAACAATCTCATTTTCTTTTCAACATCCTCTTTCTTCTTTACTTGTATATTATACAATTGTTCTCTATAGACCATTACCTGCATAAATGCCATAACCCTATCAAAGTTTCCTTTGTCATTATATTGAATAAGTTCTTCAAGGAATGGTTCAGATAGTACAGTATTTAAACCTAATTGCTTTTGATCTCTAAGTTCTTCCAGCCATTCTTTGATCTTACCTTCTCCCCAAAGTTTGATCTCTCTATTCATATGACATCCTTTTCGTCTATTTACTGTAGAATTATTAACAATATCTTTAATAATGTCTGGTTGATCAGCAAGTAAATGACTACAATGTTTGTTATTGAAATAAGTAAATAAACCAGTGTTCTGGTTTTCTACCATTGCTTTTGCATTATAGTAAATAAGTAACTTACGAACATTTTCATAAAACTCTTCAGCAGTTTTTGGTCTACCTGTGTACTCTGCTACAATGATATCTGAGTATGATTCAAAATCTTGAAAACGTTTATATATAAAACAAGAACCTAATGAATTAGTACCTGATTGATCATGATCATATGGGTCAATACCAGCTATGTACAAACCAAATGGTGCATCTTTAACTGGATGCTCCCATATAACTATTTTACCAGTAGGATCAGAATTCTTTGGTAATGGGAATTCGGTTATGTCTCCTGTTTTCTGTATATTCCAAATTATCTCTCCATTAACTAGAGTAAGAGTACCTACTTGTTTATGATTCTGTAACTTAGTGTTAGTTCTTATCCTTGCTAATTGTTTTTGTAATTCTTTCTTTGGGAATATGTTACCAGATAATTCAGTAAATGCTTCTGCAGGAGATTCAGAGTGTTCTGCTACGTATCTATCTATTTGTTGAGAACTAGTAGCTTCTTTTAATTCTTCTTCACGTAGATTTAAAATAAACTGTCTTGCTTTGTCATGAAGAGTATTACCATCCTCATCCATATACAATCGTTTACCAGTCTCATCACGTATATCCAAATTAGTGTGTTGAGGTATAAAGAAGCCACATTCCTTACTCTGGATACCATCATCCCATATATTTTCAAAACCTATGCAATTGTACGATTTAGGGTTATAAAATGCTTCACGTAATGTCATTACTGCAGGACCTTCGTCACCACCAGTACCGAACATAATCATGAGACCAAAAGCAACGCCATCTTGTTCTACAGATGGTCTAGCAATTTGCCATGCTGCTTTAAGTTCTGGGAAAGTACCTGCCTCTTCCCAAAGTATTAACATACCTGCTTTACCACGTACAGCATCTGGGTTATCTTTCAATGATACACCTATTATCTCTGATTTATAACCAACTTCAATTTTATTACCAAAATTATCAGTTACAATCATAGAAGCTCTACGACGCATACTAGTATTTACAGCTTGTCGTTTCTTACCCCACGCCGTGTTTTCATCTATAAAGTCCATGTAATCCCAGGCCTTAGTAAGGATACCATCATCAGTAAGATACTGTTTATTTGAGGCATACACATAAGACTTAGAACCGGGTATTAAAAAGAAATTACGACAAAGCATAGAACCACCTTTATAGGAATAACCCTTACGTCTAGCTTTTGCTACACATAAGTGTTTACCTTGATCTTGTGCATTTTCAATAGCTTGAAAATAGTAGTAATCATAATCATAAAAGTCTGGAAATGCTAATTCTCTTACTTTGATTAACTCTTCTTGACCTTGTTTATTCTTTTTATTTTTGTATACAATTCTTTGAATTGGACAGTAGTTCAAATAAAAATAGTTATACCCAGTGATGTAATCTCCATCATCTGCAGTATAACCATTGATGCATCTATCCATTTCTGTTTCCCAAAAATTGAAATACTCTGATGTACCTTTAGGGTAATTACAATAAGAGCCCGACTCTATATAAGCAAGAGCCGAGCGTCTAAATTTATCACTATTTTTGATTCTCTTTGTGAAATCAATCATAAATTACTTTCTTCGTTTAAACAGGTTCTTAATTTTCTGCCATAAACTAGTTTTAGTAGTTTGATTATTTTCTGGTTTTTCATCGATATGTGATATAGCATAAGCAGCAGCTTCAGCTAAATCTCTTTCTTGCTCTGCTTTCATATTGTTATATACTTCAGTAAAATCAAAAATAATCATTGTTGGTTTAGTATTCTTTTTACTAGTTTTAGTCTTAGCCATAATTGCAATTTCTTTAAGCCCTTAACGGGCAGGTTTTTATAATGTCTTTTATTGTGTCGTATTTTCTACAACTTCTTTTTTGGTAATTCAAATGGGTTCATTTCTCCACCGCCTCTAACTTTGCTATTCTTAATCTCTTCTGCTCTTACTTGAGATTTAAGTTTCACAATTGATTCTATTACTCCAGCCATATTCTTAGCACCATCTGTAAGCTTTTTAATAGAATCTAAATCCATTTCGTCATCTTTAGATAAGTGATAGTATTTAGCAGCACCTTCAAGTTTTAATAGTAATCCATCTAACATATACTCAAGTAAGGAGTATGTTCTACTTTTCCAACTATCTTCTGCTTGTATTACTATTTCTGGTAATTCATAGTTTTCATTTCCAAATAGTTCTTTCTTTAATGTAGGTTCTATTAGATCTCTCTCCATAGTTTCTACATAAGGAGAATCGTATTTGTTTTTAAGTACTATGTACCATAAATATTTCGTCGCTAAATCTTTATCTTTGAATGAATCCCAAAGTTTTTTAAATGGTGGAATGGCCAACATGTCTGGATGTATGACCACTTGTCCACCAACTATATCTGCTAAATTCATTTTTAAGCTTCCTTAACACAAGCTTCGCAACAATTGCAATCCTTCATATTACGATTTTGCTCGTATTCTTTATTCAATTTATAATTATTATAAAAATCTTCATTTCTTATAATAACAAAATCTCTAACTTTTCTTCTATCTTTAACCGGTACTTCTTTTTCTCTATAACCAGCATAGAGAACCAAGATTACATCACCAGCTTTTACATCATATTCTTTTTCATTAGCTACAAAAGTACCATCTTCCTCGATCACCCAAGCCCAGTCTATATTTAAGTAATGATTATTAATAGTATCAAAATTCTTAATATCGTTATCCTTCATTTTTAACAATGAGCTG